TTTGTCAGCAAAGTTATTTCCGTGGAAAGCATGTGGAATAGGCAAAGGAACGAAAGCCACGAATGGCAATCTTGAAACCTCTTCGCACTCCAACAAAGTACCGCCAGATTTGACTATACGATAAAGAGAACACATCCCCTCTCCGTACTTATCGAGTTCCATGAAAGCCTCGACGACTGTCACCTGTCTGGACATCTTTTGGTTACTGTTTGCACTGAATCCTCGGTCTGCGCCGATCTCGTTAAAACGCGATAAGATCTCTGGATCATTGTCGAAGTCATTGTCTTCGTCGTTGATGTCCATGACTACGTCTTCGTCATATCCCATCTCGATTAGGTCAGAGAGTGACTTCTTGGTTCTGTGTGCCAGAAACATGGCGCTATCTAATGATTTACACTGAGGCTCAATAAGGAACTCTTCGGGTGCAACGGCTTCTATCTTGACCTGTGAAGTGTCTCTGTAAATCCGTAGTTGACCACTGTTTAATCCATATTCTTCGTCTGTCTCGATTTGTTCGATCTCAGTCATCTCGTCTGCAAGACGCATGTCGAGTTCTTCTTCTGTAAGATCCTCGATGTCTTCTAGGTGACTGTCAGTCTTTTGCTCCCAGTAGACTTTACACAGTCCGGCTCTGGCAATCAGACCATCGTGAATCACGGTTTGCATCGTTTCGAAAAGATTGTTTTGTCGGTGAAGGACGTAATCTGTGTACTCAGTAGCTAAATCAGCCATCTGTACGTCATCGACATTTTGAGGTGTGAAGCGAAGAGTTTTGTTACCTGTGCTAAAAGTCTCAAGTAGTGCAGCCTTCATTGACTCGACGGCATCGTAGACGTCCTGACTGACATACTTTGAGTTACCGTCATGTGCAGGTTTAGGTAGATGGGCTGAGTAGTAGTCCATAACCTTTTGGCGTTCCTTAGACAGTTCACTGTCGTAGTAGCCTATTGATCGTCTCAAGTTCTGATCGACTAATGAGAGGATCTTCTCGTCATCAAGTTTTTGTAATTCTTCTGATTTCATATCTAAACCATCTCAATGTAAAATTCATCGACTGCATCTATTGGTGTCCACACACCTTCGTGAATGTGATTGGCGAGTGCTAAACTCATCACACAGTCGTCATAGCATCCAGATTCAGCCTCCATTCCACCGCTATTGTTGACGATGTATGTGAGCATTTCTCGGATAGTGACCTTGTCGTTAAGTTCGATTGTTCCATCCCTAGACGCTGCTCGAAGTTCATCGATTACCAGTGGTTTAGTTTTGGAGGTGGTTGTGAAACCGAGTTTTACGGTCTCTTTATCTGTAAGTTTATCAATTTGGATCTCGGTGTAGAAGTTTGGATAAGCCATGTCCTTACCGAGCCTTGTGCAGGTCAGTATGCCGTGACTGTTGTTCTCTACGATTATGAGAGCCTCGTTGAAGAACTCACCGAGAGCAAAAAGAACTGTTGCAAAGTAGTCAGGATGTACTCTGGCTCGATATGTGGCTACTTGCCTTTTCTTCGAGTCCAAAACCTGCGCTACAGACCAGTCGCCACCAGACACACCCATCGCAACATCTGCGCCAATAGTGTATCTCTCTCCGGCATCATGTTTCTTGTAGAGTGATAGTTCACCTCTAGGGTTCTCTAGCCACTCATCGCCTTCGAGCGCCAATCTATTGATAGGATCTGGAGCATCGTCGAGAGCCTCTTGTAAGGTCTCTGGGCTAAACACTGGTCTACCAGTTGTGAGAAAGGCTTCGTCAGCCTCGATAGGATACTCTTGTCTAAATAGATCAATTCCGTTCTGAGCGATCTTGCGTCGTCTAAACATGAGTTGCTCATCATCGAGTCCATACTTCTCAACTAGTTCTTCCTCTTCTGGTGTCTGTTCAAAGTTCTCAGGAACTGGTTCCCGATAGTCGGGGTCCAAATGCCAAGGAATGAACACAGGGATGTATCCGTTGGTTCCCTCGACGGCTCCTCGCCACAAGTCATAGAAGACACCACTAACGCCGTTAGCCGTGCTCTCTACAAAGATCGCAGTTCCCTTTTTGTTAGGGACCGCTTGTGTGAGGCCGTTCCAGTTCTCTAGCGCCGTGGACTTAGACCAGAACGCTATTTCAGAAGCATGAACATGGGTTAAAGTTTCACCTCGACCAATACTTTCACCACCTGCCGTAGCCACAACATAAGAACTGTCTAAGACGTCAAATGTAAGTTCACGGCGAGATGAATATTTAGTGTGCGGCTTCAGTAACTCAGGACAGTTCTCATGATAACGCTTAGTCATGTCGAACAAGGCTCGAGTACTGTCAGAATGGTGAGTGATCACCAGAGCCTTACAAGCCTTACGTTGAGACACATTGTGGTAAAGATAACCACCGCAATAGGTACTAAGACCTTGCTGCCTCGCCTTAAGTATTATGATACGAACTTTGCCCTCGGACTCTAACTGTTTGTCCACTGCATCTTGAAGTAACTTCTGTGCAGGTTTGAGATTGAGAGACTGTATGTCTCCGTCTTTAGTTCTAATCTTTAGGGCTGATTTTGCGTAGAAATCGAAGTCATCAAATAGTCGTTGTCTGACTGCTTTAAGTTTCTTGTCCATCTTGCTCTTCTTCTTCATCGCTGTCTAACAGCGACTCCAAGAAGGCTTCGGCCTTACCGATTGTGACTTCGCTCTTAGCGGCAGGTTTTGTCTTAGTGAAATCCAAGACCATTCGAGCCGCTGTAAGGCGGTCTCTATTCTGTGCAGGTTCGCGCATTATCTCGACGGCTGTCTTCAATGCTTCGACTGCATACTCGTCGTCGATATCGTTTTCTTTAACCATTATCGCAACAATCCTTTCAGCATCTGCTTTTGCTTGTTTTCTGATCGGCTTGATCATTTCTGCAGTGTAGCCGTCGGGAGTTCCTCTTGGACGTCCTGCATTTTTCTTAGGCTTTGTTGACCATTGCTTTCTCAATGCTCGGCCTTCTGGTGTAGACATAAGTTTGGAGAAGTAGTTCTGACTTCCATTTCGTGCCTTTTTGGGGTGAGTAAGTTCCTTCTCAGGTGCTTTCTTCCGAGGGTTCTTTGGTGCGCCCATATAAGTCTCCTTATGTAGAAAAGGCCCCGAAGGGCCTCTCTTAAGCGGTTAGGATGCCGTTTGGCATGACCTCTTCATCAGGTTCCTCGAGTCCGAGGGCTGCTAACATTCCCATGCCCATAGTAACGGCTAGGATTGTAGCAAGTGGATGTGAGTAGAAGCGGATCTTACCGTTGTTCGCTTTTCTGAACTCTTCTCTAATCATCTTAGAATTTAGAGGCATGAGATCTTTGGCTAACTTTGGATTCATCATATAAACCCACAATGGATCAACGGCTAGTTCTGCACTAGACTCCATGTACCTTTTGAACTTCTTACGTCTGCCTTCAAGTATTCTTATCTCTCTTTCGTAAGTTTGTTTATCTTTTAGAGACAAAGAATTATTTAAACGTACTTTGGCATCGTTAATCATATTGAGGTAAGTTCTGTAAGGGCGAACCCTAGTAGTTTCAGAAGGATTGTTCTGGATAAAAGCATCTGCAGATTCTTGGACTGCAAGGATCTCTGCTATCAAAGGGTTCTTACGAGGATCTGTGCCTTTTGCTTCAATGATAGGTTTTAAGACTGAGGTAATGTAAGAGTTACTGCTTCCTGCATCGTCATAATAATCATTGTTCATGGGGTTCTTAACCGTTGCGTTAAGATCTCTTCGGCTTTTAGCGTCCATATCACCCAAAGTCATGCCGTGGGCCATTTCATGAAGAAGTGTTCGGAGCGCTTCAAGTGAAGTTCTCTTTTTGCCCTTCATTGTACCTCCGGCTTTGATAGAGAATACAGTTCCTCCGTAGCCTTTCATGGAATTTTTAGACACAAACACACCAGTTGCATTCTCTTCACCAGTAGCAGTCTTGATAGCATTTCCAGAGCGAACTAAATTTACGGCTATGCCGAGTTCTCTGGCAACCTCAAGAGCCGTATCAATGTCTTGGATGCCATTTTCATACTTCGTGCCGACCTTGCCAATCTCAATTATTGCTTTGGCTTCTGGCTCGTTATTCTTTACTTCTGGTTCGCTTGGCTTTTTTGGATCTGGGTTTGCTTTAGGTTCTGGCGGCGTTTGGAGAACTGGCGTTCCAGTTGGCGAAGGCTCGCTTCCTCCCTGCCCGACACTAGGACTATCTTTTCCTTCTTGGGGTGGGGTTGTTTGCTTTGGCTCATTCTGTTTACCTTTTGGCTTCTTCTTGTTTGCACCTGCCTTAACTGCGGCTTGCTGCATCTCTACCCTATCTAAATAGGGTTTGAGGTACTGTTCTGCAAGGTTTTTGTCTGTAAGATTGCCTTCAGCCTTACTTATAATAGACTTGAGTTTTGGCACAGGATCTAAGCCTAAGTTCAGTCGCATATCCCCTATCGCTTGCTGCAAAGTTGCTTTATCGACAGTAGATGCTTGAGAAGCGTCTACACGATCAAGCATTTGTATCAAGAAAAGACGGTTATCTTCTTTTCCTTGCTGAACTTGTGGTGATGTTTGACCGACTGGTCCATCTTGTCCAGTAGGAAGGGGACTACCGCCTTGTGGAGGCGTCTGCGATCTTTGTCTTGGAAGCATGTCTTTAACCAAAGCAATAGCAGTACTTAAAGGTCCTTCGTCCTTTGACATACGTCCAGTCTCAAGCATTTGCCTATATTCGTTTATGGCTCTAAGCATGATTCCGGCATTTGCATCGTCTCGACTAGAATACCTTTGCTCTTGTCTTGTTAGGATCTCATCAATCATTTGATCGATTTCTCGAGGTGTCATGTTCTGTTGGATCGTAGGATCTACTGCGTTTATAGCGGTAAACATTGTGCCTCTCGGACCGCCGTCGTTAGGAGGTTGGCCTTCTTGGTATTGAGCCACATAAGTAGCCTCTAACCTTCTTTGCTTCGCACTTTTCTCAGAGTCTGCCTGTTGTTGAGCGGCAGCCCTAAGAGCGGCTGTTCGCCCTTCGACTTTAGGTCCTGTCGGAGCATCCAACCCCCCTTTTTTACGGTTCTTCTTGATGAAGGTGTTTACCTTGCTTCTTCTGCCTGTCACGGCGTCGATTGCGCGACCACCTACAACGGCAGGTATTTGTATTGCTAGAGTTTGACCTCCAGTAGCGGCAGCCGCACCCATGTTGATGTTTCCAGTGAGCAACCCTGCAGGAGTGTAAGACCTGCCAAAACGAGGGAGAGGATTAAAATTGTCAGTAAACTGCGAAACACCACCTTTAAGGCCAGAAGAATATACTTCGGTGATGACATTAGATTTACGAAGAGCATTTAGTAGCGATCGTCCTTCATAAGTGTTTCCTACTTTCTGTTTTACAAACTCGAGATTTTC